TCAGGCTACCTCATTCGGCGTATCCCCTGTTCCGTTATGACGTCGGGGGGTGTTCCGTTTTAACGTAATAGCTGTATCGCTGATTGCATTATTGCTGTTACTTTCTGGCGAAACAGAAGAAGGTGTGGTGATGGCCGCAATTGCCTGTGGGTTGATCCCGACAAACAAAATATTGCTGCATTTCACCCCATCGAGCATTTCCACCGTGCGTAAATCCAGAGTAATAAACCCTGCATCGCGCAGACGCTTCAGCGCATCTGCGGTTTCCCTTTTCCCGAAACCAAACTGCTCAGCAAACGCCTGGTAGCTTCTTTGCAGTTTGTCGCCCTGAAAACGCTTGCGATATCCCAGCAACGCTCCGGTGTGCTCATCCCTGACCTCTGTCGGGCGGTACCAGTAAACGATCTCTGAAAGCAGAGCGATAGCCGTCGCATCCGGACGCCCACTGGGTAGTCGAATATATTTCCACCAGGTCGCAGGTGTAACATTGCCGGAAATATTAATTTGACCAATAGCCATAACTTCCGGTGTGGGGGCGTAACGGCTCATACAACCTCCTTCCGCAGCATGAGAATTGTGTAGCCACGCGCAGGTTGTAGTCTGGCTTTTGCATCAATAGTAAGCGTTGCAATTTTTCGGATATGAAGATAACCAGCTCTTTCCAGTGCCAGGGTTTCCCTGAATATCGCTTGCTTAGAACAACAGCAGAAATCAGCAAGCACCTGATGATCAATAACTCTCTCGCCTTCACCGTCTGAAGAACCCGACATCAAAACACGCAACATAATCAGGCGCTGAATCGGGTTATCGAAAGCACATCCGCACACAAACTGAAAACAGTTCACGCCACACCTCCCAGACGCTTAAACATTTTTCCGGAGCAAAAGGCTATAAGCGGCATACTGACGCGGTAATTACGGCCCAGCGGTTCACAAACCACCTTCTGACATTCACGGTCAACCAGGCTAACACGTAGAACATGCCCAGCAGGCGTGGTGTACCACTGACCCGGACGAGGACAACGGAAAGTATGATTGGTAAACCGTTTGAAAATATTCCGGATCATTTGCGCCCCCTTACCTCTGAAGGGTTCAGCGACAAATTTATGAGACTGGCCAGCGCCGAAGCATCATTAATATAGTCATATAAGCTAACAGCCAGCGGAGATTCGGCTTTTGCCAACATAGGATAAAGCTGCTGCAGCCAGACCTGATGAATTGATGAAATGTAGGAACAGAGAACGCTGGCGTTATGTGCAACGTCGCTCGGTACAGCGGGCTTTGAAAGCTGTTTCTCCATCTGGTTAAAGGCATTTATGTATGCCTCTTTGAACCGGGCAGCACGTTTACCCGTGAAACCCATAGCAAGAAACGCAAAACCGTCTCGTGTGATTTGATAGCAAGGGAGCTTGCGTGTACCACCGTTCGGTTGATTTACCGAAATCGATGTCTCCGCAAAATTGCGGGCACAAAACTCTGGGGAACAATCCAGAGTGCGGATCTTTTTCAGCACATCGTCGTGACGCTTGGAGAAGAAGTTGGCAACAGCCAAAGAAGTGGTAACGGCCTGGCCGTTGTCAATGGTGATTTCAGGTTGAGTGAGGGCTGGGATCGTAGCCATGATGGCAGCCTCCGTTGACAGTGAAAAACTTCCACCACCGGAAACGCCAATTTCACTGGTGGTGAACTGGACGGGGTTGGCGTAACCGGCGTCAACGGAGACCGGCGCACCTTTCGGTGCCCCCGCCCAGCCCACCATAATCTGGATGTGAGCAAATGCGGACGATAAAAAAGACGCTGGCGCGTCATACATCGCCGTTGACAATTTCAGGACGCCAATCCCGGCACCCGCTTTATAAGGTGCCTGAGCAGTGTAACGTCCCGGAATTGCAGAATCAATATGCTGGTGGTCCTTCACACTCAACAAAATCACGCCTGAATTTCCACAAAGGACTAAAGCACTCATGCGGGTAGTCTTTGCGAAGATAGATAACGCGCTGTGTTTCTGGCTCCCAACGAATAACATGGACATAAAGCCCTCTTCCGTCACGAAACCAGCGGTTAAGTTCCTGCACAACTCGCCCCCCACAGTCAGGTAAAGTTCTCTGTGGTTACTTACAGCCAGGTGATTTGGTAATCTGCATTCATGCCGTAACAACAGGTGTTCAGCGACGCTGACCACCAGCTGTTGCGACAAACGGTTATTTGCCGTTAAACTATTCATGCGTTAGTTTCTCCACAACCAGAAGCAATCGACGCCACGACGCCCGGAGCTGCACACTCGCGGGCGTTACTCTTTTCCGGCGCACAAAAAACACGAAATAACAGTGTTAAATGCTCCTGCCACTTCGCCATTACTTGGTAGCTGTTCTCTTCGATTTGCTCACGCTCAGCCTGGTCAATAACTCCATCAGCAGTTGCCTTGCGTAAGTACTGGGAATGCTTGCCAATCCATTCTATTGACTCCATCAGCCGCTGATTAATGTCACCATTGTCAATGTCATCAATGACCACCAGCGGCACAAACACCCCATTACTACGACGGGCTATTGCATCTGTTACATGCCTGGTACCACTGGCATCCTGTAAAACCATGGCCCACTCAAGTGGAAAAATTTGATCCCCACCGCTACGCAGTCTGTTATGCAATTGATCTTTTGCTGGGGTGATATCATCAGATTTATACAAACCAAGAATTTCTGCTGCTTCCTCATAGCCATGAGGTAAATCAGCAATCGTTCTTCGTATTGCTGCCACCAGCCATGCTGGTTGTTTATCAACTTTCCATTCAGGTTCTTTACCCACGGTTAATTCCTCATTTCTGTGGTGTTTTTATGCCGCAGCACTGTTAGTCTTTTGATATAAAGACACGTCAACTTTCAGTTTCCCGTTAGTAATTTTTTCTAACTGGTACGCTCGGCCTTCAGGAATAATCTCAGGCCACTCTGAAACAGACGGATGCTTAATACCTAGGGCTTCGGCGGTTTTACAAACTCCGCCGAAATAATTAATCACGTCGGATTTCCGCATTTCTGTCTCCCGTTAAATTACGTTAAGCAGAAATGTAGGATATCCAACATGCAAATGTCAAGAATCCTACATGGGCATGTGGTAGGATTGCCTACATGATGAACATGAGTGATCGTATTCGCCAAAGGCGAAAAGAACTGAACCTGACACAACAAGCACTGGCTGATTTGACTGGTGTGAACCGTGTCACGGTTACTGGATGGGAAAAGGACGACTACCAACCAAATGGAGCCAACCTTCAAGCCCTAGCCAACGCACTTAAATGCGATCCTCTGTGGCTTGTTAGCGGAAAAGGCTCGCCTGAACCAAAGATAAATCTAAAACCTGAAATATTCGCAGTTAAAAAAGTCCCCCTAATCTCGTGGGTTCAGGCGGGTTCATGGACAATGACGGAGCCAGGTGTCAGGAAAGAAGATGCTGAAGAGTGGGTTTATACTACCGCCCTTGTATCAGAAATGGCATTTGCACTACGGGTCCGTGGTGATTCAATGACCAATCCCCTCGGCTCACCATCGATACCAGAAGGTTCTATCGTTATCGTAGAGCCAGATATTATTGATACAGAGTGTATTAACGGAAAAATCGTTGTTGCCCATATCAATGGTGGGCAAGAAGCGACACTCAAAAAATTTGTTGAGGACTGGCCGAACAGGTATCTCGTCCCACTAAATCCTAACTATAAAACTATTGAATGCGGTGAGAACTGCAGAATAGTTGGTCTTGTCAAACAAGTAATAATGGATTTTTGACACATCTTCCTCACTATCGCAAAACCGGGGTATCCCCGGTTTTTTTATGAGCCTATCTTTTTATGTAGGATAACCAACATAAACTCTTGACACTCACATGTTGGATATCCTACATTTGTTTTTAGAGTTGTGGTGAATGCGCAGGCTGATGCGCGAAAGACATTGCAGCTATTGCGGAAAAGAGCTGTTCGGCGGGGCAATTAAACGCCCGTGAGAGTCTGAAATAACCGCAAGCCGGAGATCAGCACCGGTCACCACAACAGCCACTGCTTTGGCGGTACCAGTTTGTACACTTGCTTCCGGCTGGTACCGCTCTTTTTACAAAACAGAGAAGAGCATCACCGGCCGACGGGCTCATAACCCAATCCATCCGGGCGGCTGCCACCGCAGGTGTTCTTCTCTGTTTTGTGGAGAAACCAACCGACCTTGCAGGGTCGATATGATGAGGAGCAGCAAAATGGCTAGCGAACGCAGTACTGATGTGCAGGCATTTATCGGGGAGCTGGACGGCGGCGTATTTGAAACCAAAATCGGCGCTGTTCTCAGTGAAGTCGCTTCCGGTGTGATGAATACGAAAACCAAAGGTAAGGTCTCGCTCAACCTGGAAATCGAACCATTTGATGAGAACCGTGTGAAAATCAAACACAAACTCTCATATGTTCGCCCGACTAACCGCGGGAAAATTTCCGAAGAAGACACCACCGAAACGCCGATGTATGTCAATCGCGGTGGTCGCCTGACTATTCTGCAGGAAGACCAGGGACAATTACTGACTCTTGCCGGTGAACCTGACGGAAAACTCCGCGCAGCAGGTCATTAATATCGTTTTTAATAAACTGATTATTTCTCTCATCACTGAATATTTTTATATAGTGAGGACTTATTATGTCTCAGAACTTAGACGCAACCGCAATTAATCAAATCCATGCCCTTATTTCTGCTCAGGGTGTTAATGAAATTATCAGTAAGATTGGTGCCGATGCTGTGGCATTGCCTGAGAATTTCCGCATTCATGATCTGGAAAAATTTAATTTAAATCGTTTCCGTTTCCGTGGTGCGCTTTCCACTGCCAGCATCGATGACTTTACTCGTTATTCTAAAGATCTTGCAGATGAAGGCACCCGCTGCTTTATCGATGCCGATAATATGCGTGCCGTCAGTGTGCTTAACCTGGGTACTATTGATGAGCCAGGTCACGCAGATAACACTGCCACTCTCAAACTGAAAAAGACAGCACCGTTCTCTGCTCTGTTGTCTGTTAATGGCGAGCGTCATTCCCAGAAGTCACTGGCAGAATGGATTGAAGACTGGGCCGACTACCTTGTGGGCTTTGATGCTAATGGTGACGCTATTCAGGCAACAAAAGCGGCTGCGGCTGTCCGTAAAATCACGATTGAAGCAAACCAGACCGCTGATTTTGAAGATAATGACTTCAGCGGCAAACGCTCCCTGATGGAGTCTGTCGAAGCGAAAACCAAAGATATTATGCCAGTGGCATTTGAATTTAAATGCGTTCCGTTTGAAGGTCTGAAAGAACGTCCATTTAAATTACGCCTCAGCATTATCACTGGCGATCGTCCTGTACTGGTTCTGCGCATTATTCAGCTGGAGGCGGTGCAGGAAGAAATGGCTAACGAATTTCGTGATCTGCTTGTTGAGAAATTCAAAGACAGCAAAGTAGAAACCTTTATTGGTACTTTCACCGCCTGATTTCATTACTGCAAATGCCCCTGCGGGGGCATTTATGGAAACGTAATTGACTCAATAATCGCCGGATGGTGAGGGCTTCCTTTTACCAGAATTCAGCGTGGTGCAGCACATATACGCGGAGAACAAAATGTCATTTATTAAAACTTTTTCCGGGAAGCATTTTTATTATGACAGGATAAATAAAGACGACATCGTGATTAACGATATCGCGGTTTCCCTTTCAAATATCTGTCGCTTTGCCGGTCATCTTTCACACTTCTACAGTGTCGCCCAACATGCGGTGCTTTGCAGCCAGCTGGTGCCGCAGGAATTTGCTTTTGAAGCGTTAATGCATGATGCAACAGAAGCGTATTGCCAGGACATCCCCACGCCGCTGAAACGTCTTCTTCCTGACTATAAACGGATGGAAGAAAAAATAGACGCCGTAATCCGTGAGAAATACGGGTTACCCACGGTTATGAGCACGCCTGTGAAATATGCCGATCTCATCATGCTGGCAACCGAACGCCGCGATCTCGGGCTTGATGATGGCTCTTTCTGGCCTGTACTGGAAGGTATCCCGGCAACAGAGATGTTCAAAGTTATTCCACTGTCGCCAGGCCATGCCTATGGGATGTTTATGGAACGCTTTAAAGAGTTAACTGAGTCGTAAAAATCAGCACGTACGAATTCAAACTCTGCCATAAAAGAACATATAAGTAATTTATTAACATATAGATATAGGTTATATTACAAATTGAAAAATTATTGGAGAGCAACAATGAATCAAAATCCATTCTCATTCTATGACTTTCTTGGATATTTAATACCAGGTGGTTTTTTTATCCTATTAATGTATTTCTGTGGTTTGACATTCGATCTAGATATTGTTATTGACTTAACTGAATTGCTCAGAGGTCAAAGTCAAATCTTTGGCATTTTGAACTATGGTTCAATAGTAATCATATCTTACATAGCTGGACACTTTATATCTATCACATCCGCATTTTTTATTGAAAAATATATGAACGAAGAATTGCAATATCCGTCAGAATATCTATTTAATAAGTTATCAGATGACAAAAAAAACGTCTTAACACCATCAAGTGACAAACAGAACGAAGACACAAAGAGAAAAATAAAATACTGCATAATCAAAGTAATGTTATTCCCGATAATACCATGGGATTACGCCACTCAAAAACTATGTTATTCACAATCATTGCCATTTCAATTAGCTAATACCACATGGCTAATGATCAAAGAAGGTTATGAAAAAAAATTCAGAATAGACGATAAATTATTAAACATCAGGACAGGTCTTCATGATGATCTTTTCAGATTGGCTTATCATTACGTCTATGAATTTTCTAATCAACATCAAACAAAAATTCAAAACTATGTTGCATTATATGGTTTTTGCAGAAATATTTGTTTAGTATTTGTAATTACATTTTGGATATCATTTCTAACATTAATTTATCGTGCTATAGAAGGTGGGGCGGTGTCTTATATTTCTATTTCGACGCTACTTAGCTTTTTCTTCGTCTATGTTTTTTATGTTGGATTCGTTAAGTTTTATAGACGATATACTTTAGAGGTATTAATGGCATTTGCTGTACTTCAGAGCAAAGATGCTATTAATTAATATATTACCCTCGGGTGCAGCCGGGATAATGGAGAAATTTATGAACACCTTGTTTTTACTGATGGCTGAATTCAATACCTCAAACATTGAACTCTCAGCAGTTAGCCAAAAGTACTTTGGTATGAGTCCAGCCACAGCAGAAGCAAAAGCAAACGCTTGTAAGTTGCCCGTTCCAACATATCGCATCGGCACATCACAAAAAGCAAAACGTTGCATCAATATTCAGGATCTTGCGGAATACATAGACAAAAGACGAGAAGAAGGACGTATCGAGTGGGAACAGGTCAGAACAGGCAAACAGAAGGGCAAAGAACATCACTAAAGAAAAAACCCGCCTAAAGGCGGGTTTTCAAAAAGCACCAGCTATGATCATGCTGCTTTGCGACGACGAAGCTTACCCTGCTGCTCTTTACCAGAGACAGTAGCGTGAGTGAACGCATTAGGAGCAGCCTTCATCAGAACTTCAACAGCAGCCCCCATACCTGCGAATGCTTTCATTGTGTCGAACTTAAGCTGTGGCTTGGTTGCTTTTTGATCTTCCATAGAAAACTCCAGAAGTTATACCGAAACAATTCCTGTTGTTTACTCATCATCAATAGATGATACGCAATATTTATTTTTAAATTTAAGGTTCTTTGGCGTAACTTCATCAGAGATATCAAAACCGTCCAGAATTCTATTGAATGTAGCTTCTGGCATATCATCATGAACAGAAATCTCACCCGATCGCTGCTTTCTAACCATGTTATCCACTCGCCAAATTATAGCTTCAGCGTAAACAACATAACTTGGATGCTTGATAAAGCGATGATCACCAGAATTCAAGACGCAAGACGGATCGTGGGGGACACCATCCTTGATACTAGAAATATTAACAACTAAAACACAATAACAATCGTTAACGGGGTAATAAACAGGATCATTACAAATCACATGAAGATGATTGCATGGTCCAGTTGGGGCAAGCACAGTTCCTTTCCTGTATGGCTGATAATCCGTCATGATAATTGCAAAGAAAATTCCTTAAGTTTCTGAGATTCTTCCATTTTGCCAATTATGCGATTAGCCTCATCCTCGCTTTTACCCTCACTGATCAGCATTTCTTTCAGGTCTATAGGCTTACGAGAATTGCCAGGATCGTGCCACTCTGGACAAACGCTTTCTAAATGCGTCATATTTGCGAGATCAAATCGGTTCATATGCCCATACCGAGAATAGATTTCATCTAAAATCCGGATATCTGCACGACTCAATTCATCAAAGACCTCGTCTGCATCCATTTCCCTCGGATCTGAACGCAACGATACATTATGCCCGTTCGTCTCTATCAAGTTGTACCAGTAGTCACCAATGCCTTCAGCCTTACCGCGAATCAAGTTCAGCGTATTCGACATGACTGGTCCAAATTTCATAGAGTAAAGGCTATCTTCGCCGATCATCCTGCCATGCTTCAAAATCGACTGGCGGTTAGACAGATAGAGCAGCTTCATCAATTTCAGATATGCCATGCGCCCACCTCTCTTAAGAAGTAGGTATGCAGCCATTTGAGCTACTTTTTCTTCGCAAAACAT